GGTACAGTAGGTGCTCTACGTAAGATGTTTGCGGCACCGATACAAGACTGGGAAGATGACCAGTTATACGTACAACAACAATTCATAACAGGAAAGCATAACGCCGTATTAGACCACGAGAGTTATATTTTCTTTTGTTTATCCGGGGCAGAAAGCTTTGCTAACTTAGAGCACGGGCAGATTGTCAATACTGAGAATAGGTGTACTACTTGTATAGTTCACGGTAACGGTGGAGGAGAAACTAAAAAGGCATTTGATAAGTTATACACCGAGTGTAATGGTGGCTTGCGCGATCTCCAGCATCCCTCATTCCGAATTAAAACAGTAGGAAACGATATAAGCCGCGTAAAAGGGTTAATAACGAAAGATTGGTGTGAGAGATTAATTACCGCCTGCGAAAGTGATGGTGGGTGGAAAGAGCTTCCTAATGACAAGTTCCCAGGACAAGAGATAAGATTGAACTCTTTGAAAGATAAAAACTTTATAGAGGAATTTAGAGAATTCTTTGGTAGTACTTTGGCTCCACTCGCAGAGCAAACTTGGCCTTGTTTGAAGATGTACAATATGAGAGACTGCTTTGTAATCAAGTACTCAAGTGAAGCACAAGTTTCCTTAAGGCTACATCACGATATGTCTTTGGTTAGTTTCGCTTGTAAACTCCGAGATGACTTTGAAGGTGGTGAATTGAATTTCCCACGACAGAAAGTAGATAACGGAGATTGGCCTGCGGGAGATATTGTTATGTGGCCAGGACAGGTCACTCATCCCCACGAAAGCCTCGCTATGAAGTCCGGTATCAAGTACGGTTTAGTAGTCTGGTCAGGCCGTGACAAGGACGATGGAGAGTATTATGAGTAGAAGATTATTCTATGTACTAACCAGCCACAACATCTACGCTTTAAAGAGACAGTTTAAAACTTTAAAGAAAGAAGAAACTACGGTAATAGTAAACACGCTTGATAGCGAGTACGAACAAGCAGCAGTGGATTACTGTGAAGCAGAGGGTATACGCTACTTCGTAACTAAGAGCGATGGCACTGCTGCTACAGGTAAGAACTCTTTCTTGGACCAGTTTGAGAAGGATGAAAACGCTCACTCTGTTTTAATAGACGGGGATGACTATCTAACACGGAGAGGTGTAAAGTTTTACAGAGCATTGTCTCTGTCTGACAACCCGCCTGACGCGGTAGTCTTAACTGAATCAGTAACTCTCACTTGGCCAGAAAACGCAGTAGCAGGTTCTCTACTAACAGACCCTAATCGTATGAACTTAGACCCTGACACTTTGCCTCTAAAAGCAGTAGTGGCCTCTACAGTAGTAGACTGGTCTCTGTTGAAACAAGGGGGTCTACTTGGTGAGCATTTAGCTTACGCTAAACCTGAGTTTAAAGAGTACATTAGCTTACTGGAGTACGGTATGGGTATCGATGAAATTGCTGCCCGAGTTGTTTTTATGTCTAAGAAGGTCTTAAAGATAAGATACAATAAAAAACTCATAGTTGGAGAAGACACATTTCAATACTTAGAGTTAAAAGACTTACACGAAAAAGATGAGATAGTCCTAGTGTACCGTAGTGAACATCGCCCTACGTATATGTACGATGGCAGACTCTCCGGAGTTGCGGTTGCTCTCAGCCACACTGAAAGGGGAGCGGGTTTTATAAAGTGGATGAGGGTTCTATTATCTCATCTAAAAATTCTAAAGAAAGAAGATAAACTACACAAGAGGAGGGTAGAAGAATGGCATACGGTTTAAGGTGTTTTTCAGTAGGAACAGCGTACATTACAAGCGAGATAGTTTTTGATAGTACGGCTATGGATGACTATTTAAAAGTAACAAACGCTGGGCAGGTCTCCTTCGGTTCTGGATCTACCTCTGCTGCGATTACTGCGGAAGCAGTAGACTTCATACACGTTTACGCAGCGCCCAGCACATCTAATAATTATTCTATCGCTGACGAATATGAGATAGTAAACAGGACTACCAATAGTTTCAAAATAAAAAGAACTGGTAGTACATCAACCTTTTTCTTTATAGCATTTACGAGGTAGTTATGTCATACGGTATACAAACATTTTCAGGAACAACAGGGGCTAAGCTTTTTGATAGCAACGAGCCTTTCCAGGGTGTAGCTACAATCTCATCCGGCACAATCTCTAATGTGGGCACAGTTCAACCCAGCATTTACGCGGCAGGCGTTCTTTTCGAAGACAGAGATATCATTCTTATTAAACCCTCGGTTACGGTAGCTAATAATCATAACTTTCTTGTTACAGGACATATTAAAGTGTGGAGTACGAGCCCTAAAAGGTATAAGCTTCAAATTTATATTCCTGACGGAGGAACAGCATACACCTCTATGGACTACGTGATACTCAGAAGCATGACTAGCGCGAGTACACCAAATGGTGATTACGGCCTACAGTGTTACGATCACAACGGCTCTTACCTCACAAAGACTTTTGATAGTAGGGCTTTTACTACAGGACAACAGATACAAATAACTAATGTTTCGTTCAGTCGTTATGGCCACACGGATACTTTTGGTTCCGTAAACAACGATGAGTGGTACAGCCCTGCGCATTTTACAATGGGTTCTGCTACGGGATTCCTCAAGTATGTAGGGATACATTACTCGAATAACAGCACCCACCAGTACCTCGGGCCCTTCCCACACACCTTCTCTGGTAGCGGTATATCTCACTACGGACAAAGGAGTACTTATGGCAATTATGTTCGCTATGACAGCGATTACAAGCTTCGAGGCGAAACATTTTAAATAATTAACAGGATAATAATATGAACCCTATAGTAGCATTATATGACGCTTCAGGCGTAATACATTTAACACAGAATGACTCTGGTAATCACGGAGAAGACGGTACAGAAGTAGATGGTCTAACTCTACACAGAATTTACAGCTTAGAAGCAGCAGCTAATATTAGCGAATTTATAAGCAGGTATGTGTGGAGCGAAGAAATCGATTGGTGGCAACTCGTACCCGTACGACCTAACGCTTTCGCTTTCTGGAATATAAACTTAGAGCCCTCTGCTTGGGATTGGTCAATGGAAGAATTCAGATCGGAAGCCAGGTTTATAAGAGACGAAAAACTGTTCATTACTGACTGGATGATACTCCCTGACAGCCCTCTCTCAGAAGAGAAAATAAAAGAAGCAAAAGCTTACAGACAAGCACTAAGGGACTTCCCTGCCACCTTGACAAGAGGAACAGGAAGACTCGAAGACATCGCGTGGCCTATCCTCTAACTACCTGAATGTAGTAGTTACTGTCGTTTGAATTATCATAACAAATACGTAGAAACACACGGGGCCTTCGCGCCCTTTAAATTTAACTCTTGAATTTTACCCATCCGAGGATTGGTAAAGGAGAAACAAATGGCTAGAATATCTAACCCTACGACCTCACAGAACATGGGTCGAGATAGAATAACTTCACCTTCGAAAGACATGCTCAAGAAAGTGGGAACCTCACTCTTTTCCATAGTAAATGGAGAACAGCTACACATTGGTTTAACAGCTTCTTGGCTTACAAACATGACAGGTATAACTATCACTGCAAAGATAGTGGAGGGTCTCAATGACGGATCAGGTACTGTACCTTCTGCGCAAGCGACAACCCCTGTAATAACCACGTTAACGGTTCTTGACGCCGATGTCACAGATAACCAATTCAAAATAGTATTACCAGAAAACCTAATTGCTTCTTGGGCAACTCAGCCTTCCCCAGATAAACCTGTGTACGGTTTCATAGGCGTAGAGATTGCGGATAGTGGAGTAGGTACTGAACAACAAATCTGGAAGCCAGTCAGAGGTCTTGTAGAGGTGCTTTACAGCCCTACGGAGGCAAGTTAATGATCTCCCAAACTAACTACGTTTTAAAGTTAGAAGACACTAACTACGTCTTAGCGATGGAGAAAAATGACTACAACATAAAGTTGGCGCGGACAGGTGGACAGGGTTCTAGAGGTCACTCTATATCGAATGTCTCCTTAGCAGCAAACGGTTCTCTCCTGGTAGGCATATCAGATGCGGCAGGTAACCTACTGGAAACAGTTAATGCGGGTAGTGTATCTGACCTAGTAGAAGCAGTTGACTTGTCTAACCTAGCGACTACCCAAGACTTGCAAACAGGAGATATCCTTGTCTATGATAGCTTAGATACCAAATGGAAAAACCACTCGCTAACCACAACATCAATGTCAGACGTAGATAACACTAATAAAGCGGATGGTGCTTTGCTTGTCTATAATGCGTCCTCTTCTAAGTACACTGCTACTAAAACCCTTTCAAATCAAAACACAACTATTACCGGAGGCTCATTCTAATGGCTACCAAGATATTACTCAAAAAGTCCTTAACAGGCGGTTCAGTTCCTCTCATTGCCGATTTAGATGGCGGTGAGCTAGCAATAAACCTTGTAGATCGTAAGATATACTCGAAAGACGGTAGCGGCGCTGTTATCAAATTGGATGGTGCTTTCGTAGATAGCTCTGCACCTTCTAACCCCGTGGAAGGAGATCTGTGGTACGATACTGCAAGCAACATCCTGAAGGCACACAATGGAACAGGGTTTGTTGCTGCAGGCTACCAGACTATTGCCGCCCTAGAAGACACCACAATTACTTCGGTAGCTGATGGCGAATTCTTAGTGTATGACAATAGCACAAGTAAATGGATCAACAAGACATTAGCTGAAGCAGGCGTACAATCAACAGCCACACTTGAAGCGGATGTTGAAGCGCTCTTTACTGTAACCAACGCAAGCGGAGACGGTACTCTAGCTTACAGTAGTGGCGTATTTACTTACACCGGACCAACTGCTGCTGAGACACAAGCTCACATTAGCGGTGGTACTGGTATTAGTGTAACTGGCGGTTCTGTTGCTGTTGATTTCTCTGAGTTTGACACAGGCAATGTTACCGAAGGCTCTAACAAGTACTTCAGTGAAGCTCGTGCTCGTGCAGCGGTAAGTGTTACCGATGGAGGTGGAGACGGCTCTGCTTCTTATAACAGTACTACAGGTGTAATCACCTACACAGGACCAACTGCTGCTGAGACAAGAGCTCACATAACTGGCGGTGAGGGTATCAGTGTAACAGGTGGTGCTGTTGCTCTTGATTTCTCTGAGTTCGATACAAGCGATATCACTGAACTAACTAACTTGTTCTTTACAGATGCTCGTGCTCGTGCTACTATAAGTGTGGCTGACGGAGGTGGAGACGGCTCTGCTTCTTACAACAGCAGTACAGGTGTCATTACTTACACGGGGCCTAGTGCCGCTGAAATACAAGCGCACGTAACTGGCGGAACAGGCGTAACCATAACTGGTGGTTCTGTTGCTATTGGACAGTCGGTTGCGACTACTGACAGCGTAACTTTTGCTAATCTAACTACACCTACTGTTGACGGTAATGGTAGTACGCTTACACTAGACCCTTCTGCCAACGGAGATAACTCTGGCGAAGTAATCATTGCTGGTAACCTCACGGTAAACGGCACTACGACCTCTGTTAACTCTAATGAAGTTAATATCGGGGATGCTATCATACGTCTCAACTCTGACGAAACGGGCACTCCTTCGCAAGACGGCGGTATCGAGATTGAACGAGGTACATTAGCTAACAAGGTTTTCAAGTGGAACGAAACAGATGACGCTTGGGACCTAGGTAGTGAAGCATTACAAAACGTAACGTTAGACGGCGGTTCTTACTAGTATACAAAACAAGGTCACCTCTACATAGGGGTGTCCTCTTTTAAAAAGAAAATGGAGGCCACATGGCTACTACGATTAAACACAAGCGTTCCAGTGTAGCGGGTAATATACCTGACGCTGCTGACCTAGAAGTAGGTGAAATTGCGGTTAACCTCGCAGACAAAAAGATTTACACGAAG